CGACCGTGCCGTAGTTGACGCCCTGAAAGCTGGTCTTTTTCTGACCGCGCAGTTCCTCGATCGCGACGCCGGGGCGGAACTTGTAATCCCGGTCCATGTCGCTACGCGGCGTCGGGTCTTGGCCCCATGCAATCGACAGCGCCCCGGCGCCGCACAGGAACGAACGGCCCACGTTGACGCCAGCCGCGCCGGCACCGATCAACGGCGTTAGTTCGGGAATCTCGCGCAGGATAACACCGTCATAGATACGGTCTCCGCCCTGGAAAATCGGATTGCTGTCAACCCCACGCTCGCGCGCATCCTTGTCAGCCGCCATGATGGTCGGGTCGCGGCTGGCGTTCAGGAAGTCGTCAGACCCCATAAACATCACGTACCATTCCCGACCAGCGGTAGCGTCCGACTGATAGGGGTTGATAGCCATACCGTTCGTAGCGTTGGTGGTCTGTTTGGCCAGACTCTTGGCCATCTGGATCACCGTTGCCGACATCTTGTCATTGGTGCCGTCCACGTTGCCCAGCGACGTTGCCCAGTTGAGCGACGACGTGTTGGCGTAGAGATTGCCGAACAGCATCCGGTCGACGTTATTCGTCAGGAAGGTGTTGCGCTGGCCAGCCGTCGCTGCTTCGTAAAGCACCGCCGTATCCGCCAGAGGGTTACCGTCCGTGTCGAGCGTGCCGGGGATGATGATCGACTTGAGCACGTTGATGATCGCCGTGCGGAGCTGGACCTTGCTCCATGTCCGCAAACGCTCGCGCGCCGCATTCAGGAGGTCGATCTCTGTCTTGAAGCTGGTCGACTTGGGGACGACGACACCGTTGCGAATCCAGTTGATCCGCACCTGATCGCCGAAATCGAGCATCTCCTCCTCATTGCCCTCAAGCACTTCGGCGCCCTGGACGCCTCGGCCGGAAAGTTCGAGAATGAGAGGAACGATGATGGAGGAACCCGCCTGCGTCGAAAGATCACGCAGGACACGAATGATCGCGGATTCACCGCGACCCATATAGGGCATGAACCCCGACGTGCGAACGTAGCTCGTCAGGTAATCACGCTTCCAGACCGTCAATTCGTTGACGCTGGCAAGCTGGACTTCGGCCATTTCTCTACCTCACTGGGTAAAGACGGAATCCACTGCCGCTAGGGGGCCTGTCGCAACGTCGCGAATATCGCTCGGAGATGATCCTTGCGTCGCGAGGCTCCGTGGCACCTTCACAGACGGAACCGCCGGTTTAGGTTGAGCCACAGGCAAAATGTCCGTGGCCGCTACGGGAGCGCCAACGGCTGCATATCCTCGCTTGGCGGCTTCTCGGGCGAACCAGTCGTCCAGCTTCGAAACATCGCCAATATCGGTCAGCAGCGCGTCACGCTTGTGCTGCTGGACGATCCAATCGATAGGGTTTCGCTGCTGCATGTAGGACATTGCGAAAGCCGGATCGGCTGCTGCGCGGGCGCCTGCCCACTCCACTGCCTTTTCGACCGTCTCAGCCCCATGCTGCTGCCTCGCAAACATGTCGCTCATTGCGAAACGTTCTTGCGTTAACCGCTCCTCGACCATTTTGGTCTGGTGCGCGGCGTACCCATCCGGATCATCGAAAGGATTGGGGACTTCCGGTGCCTGCTGTTGTTCGCGAAGTCGCGCCAGCTCTGCTTCCAGGGCCTTGCGTTTGTCGCGTTCGTCCATCATTGCCGCGATCGGGATATACCCGGCCTCCGGCTTTTCCGGTGCTACAACAGGTTCGGCGAGCGGCTCTTCTACCGGCTCGATCGGCTCCGTAACTGGAGCTTCTTCTGCCGGCTGCTCGATCGGCTGTTCAACGGGCTCCGACACTTCCGTGCCAACGTCTGCGAACAACTCTTCGGACTCTTCCGCCATCCTTTACCCTTCCTCGCCCGTATCGTGGGCAACAACGACACGCCCGATGCGGCGGCCACCCTATTTTGTCGGGACAGGGAACCCGTACCGCCCGAAGCTCCGGCGGCGAGATCGCTATTCAGGCATAGCGACGGGGTATATTGTCCGAACTACTGTAGAGGGCGGTCAAGCAGCGGTTTCATCGCCCGGGTGATAAAGGGCGTGGAGCGCCGATACCTCGTTGTCGACCTGCTGGCCTTGCGCCTTGGCCGTGATCAGCGCAGTGTCAGCATTGGTCTTTTCAATGCTGGCCATTGCGGTTGCTTCACCGATCTGTTGCGCCCGTTCCTGTGCCGCTTGGGCGGCCTGTTGAGCTTGCGCCTGCTGCTGCTGCACCTGATCGCGGAATGCCTTGAGGCGCTCAAGTACACGCGTCTTGTCGGGCAGCGGGCTCATCTCAATGAGCAGTTCGAATTGCGGCGAGAACACGTCAACGCCCTTCTGCACCAGCCCCATCAGGGCTTCGAACACTTCCTGCTCAAGCGCAACGCTATCGGGTGAGGTGCCGATGATGATGTCCATGTCCATCTCAGCGATGGCGTTCTGCGTACCGACTTGCTGTTCGCCCACAGCCATCGATCCGTCTGGCTGCTGCACTAAAGCCGGCGCCATCTGGGGAATATTGATTTGCAGGAATGACGGCGCGCGGGGGTCATCCGTAACCCTGACATACATCGGTTCTGTCCAGAATTGCTGCGCCGTCAGCCACATTTGCTCGTAAATGCGCTCTTCAAAATCCTCCAAGCGCCCAAACCCACGACCGAACTGCGTCAGCCCCGCTTGCTGCGCAACCTGGCGAGCGCGACCACTGGCGGCGCTGCCTTCTCGTAAATCCTGAGCTAACGCCACTGGCACCATGCGTGATAGGCTGTCCTTTGCTTCCGCAAGCATGGCAAGATTACCTGATGCCATGTCGCTGGTCGGCACCGCTGCCCAGCCGGTCGGAACCACGCCGTCTGCGCGAGCCATTTCCTGACGGACCGACTCAGCATCAACCGGTGGCGCGGTGATATCGGTATTCTGCACCTGCCGAGCGTTCAAAAGGTGCAGGCCACGCGATCGGCGAGCATTCACCTCATCCTGCATCGGTCGCATGTTGCGGATTGGGCCATAGCGGTTGTTCTGGCGGTCGACCTTGAACGACTGCGCCTCGATCGGGCACCGGGTTTCACCCGTGCCCACCTTCACGTAGGGCGATTTGCTGTGCTCCAGCCAGCCAGCGCCGCAAAATACGCAACGTAGCCACTCGCCTGCATGCTGGTAATACATTTCGACCACCAGCACGCGATTGCGACGCTTATCGACCCAGCGGATGCCGTCGGTCGGGCGATCGTCCCATGTGTTGTCTATTGCGTTGTCGTGAACGGTGCAGAGGTCGCCCAGCTTCGCGGCGCGCTCGTATCCCTTGCGTACCTCATCCTCGTACATCCACTTCGCGATGCCTTTGTATTTCGCATCGCTGAAGTCTGCCTTCCGGCTCTTGGGGTCGTAGAAGAACGTTTCCCATCGGATTTGCTCAACCCGAATGGTCTTGCCGTCCCACTCGCAGATAGCGGCAGTCAATCCCTGCTTGAGATAGTCCTCTGCGCATTCCAATTTGGTCTGCTGCCAGCGGGCGACATCTGCGGCATAGCGCAACGTCTTGGTGCAGATGTCTGCCGCGCCTTGGTCCTGAGGATTACGCGGAAAGCCCCGAGGGTCGACCTTTGCTCCCTCGATCACCCCAAGAATGCCGTCGATTGCTGGCGCTATGCGGTTGTCGAATATTGCCGGCTGCCTGCGCATTTCGAGGATACGACGCACTTCGCTATTTAGCTGTGCTGGACCGTCGTAATAGTCTTGGTCTGTCTGCTGCTCCTTGCGCGCCTTATCGGTCACATCGCGCGATTCATCGAACATCTTGCGCAGCGCATCTTCGTCGGGCGGGCCTAACTCATCATCGTTGGCGCCCTGCCCCACTGGCGTAATGCTATGCCCTTCGTCGCCCGGAACCTGTCCATGCGGAACCACGGCGTGCGGGAGGCGAAGCGGGGCGTCTGCGACTTCGATCACAACGACGCCCCAAGCTTACGGCAGACCTCAGCTTGGCTGTCCGCTGTGGCCGTGATCGAATGGCCAGGCACTTCGAGAACACCCCGATATTCGTCGCTATGCCGGTAAAGGCTCACCTTTGCGCCTCCGCTGGCGGTCGCTGTCAGATAGGGAGCAGGCATCTTCATGAGCGGCTTTCAGGCATAGAACACCGCCATTATCCTACGACCAGACAGTTCCAGAAATATCTGGTTGCCGTTTGCGGTAACGATCAGTCGGGGTGTGCTTGTCGGCAGGCTTGGCTTTAACGATCGCCGGATGCATCTCATCAAGTGCGCGTCCTATCTTCGAACACGCGTCTACCTCGTCATCGTATTTGCCGGCAGGGAAGCGCAGCAGTTCGTCAAGGACCGCATCGCCCTCTGGTGTGTCTGGCAGATAGACGCGCCCCGTTGCCGCCCTGGACTGGAAGCCTCTGGCGCTGGTTGGCTTGTCACTTATCGATGGCAATGGCTCCATGCGAACCATGGCGTTTCGCTCACGCATGCGACGCTGGAGCGCGGGCTCGATCGCTCGATAGATCGGGCCCGCCTCTCCGAACCATGCCAGCGGCTTGTGAAGCTCTACAAGGTCGCAATGCCGCTCGATCCATACATCTGACGTGGTTTGCCCGCGCCATCGATCGATCAGGTACAGATCGCCCTGTGGATCGACGCCCCAGATATGATGGACGGTGTAATCCCCGCTGCCATCCTTGGTCGCGTAGTCGCTAGTCCCGTACTTGTGGACCAACGGGAGATGCGACCAGCGCTTGAACCAATCGCGTTGAAAGTATGTGCCTTCATCCGGCGATGGCTTTTGCTGGTACAAGCTCGACCATGTGCGCGGGTTGGTCTTGAACGGCGCCCAATGCTCATGGTTGAACCACTCGGGCCACAGCGTCTCACCGATCGCTCGGCCTAACGGATCATCCTCACGATCGGCAATCGCTGGCAGACAGATGACATACCAACGCCGGCCATCCCGACCGTTGAACCACCCGCTCTCGCCCGCCCAGTTCTCAGGAAGAATGCGGCCGGCTGGGTCGTCTTGGTGCCAGCGCGTAAGGATCATGATCTGCGGTGCCCCAGGGATGAGGCGAGAGCAAAAGTCATCCTGATAAGCCTCCCACGTCTTTTCGCGGATAGTCTCGCTCTCTGCCGCCTCACGACCACGGATTGGATCGTCCAGGACGCCTAGCGCAGCCCGGTTACCGGTCAGGCCTGACAGGATGCCGCCAGCCATATACTCGCTGCCGTTATCGAGCATCCACTCATCGGCGGCGGCCTTATCTGGGTCTAGAGATCGCCCCGTGCATTCGTAGAACGATGGAGATTTGATCAACTGCCGTGCGCGCCTGCCCTGCTTGGCGGCGATGTTGCTGGCATAGCTGGCCACGATCACATGCCGGCGGGGCTTGAGCGCCATAAAGCGCGGAACGAACACCACGTCGACGTATGTTGACTTTGCGGAGCCAGGAGGCATCAACACCATGAGGTTCGGGATACTACCATCCTCGATCCCGTCCAGCTTGTCACAGAGCAGCTTGTGGTGCGCCGCCATCCTCGCTACCTTGAGCGTTGAGTATCGCTCTTCCTCTTCATCATCGCTGATGGGTACAGTGGGGATATCGACCATGCACGCAAAGTCGGCGGTGTGCCGGCGCGTCAGTTCAAACTTGGCCTGGCGCACATGGTCTGCGGTGAGGCGTATCACGAGTTCGCGGCTATCTCGCGCAAGGTGGCTTCCGATAGGTTGCGCATCACGATCTCATGACTTACCGGCGGTAGATCTGGATCACCTCCTATCGGTTGAGACGCCTTGCCATAGGCGCGGTCTAACAATTCCTTGATCGCAGCAACTCGGGTAGCTTCGCTCTCAGCTCCAGTTGCGAGACGCGCCAGTTCAGCCATCGCCTTCCCAGTGTGCTTCTGGGCGAGGGCCTTGATCTCAGCCGTAGATTTGTTGGGCGAGCCCTTCGGTCTAGCCATTGCGAAGTCCTGTCGTATTTTTGAATATTTTACTCTGGCTGTGCATCTTGTGCCTCGGCTTCGGCGATCTGCCGCTTGAGCGCTTCAATGCGATCCTTGTACCCCGGGCCCATGCGCTCGGAGGCGACGAGCCTGCGCTTCAGTTCGGTAAGGCGTTCATCGTTTGCCATCACCACTCCAATGCGAAGGACTTGAGGTCGAGACTTCGGGCCATGTCGTCTATGCCGAAGTCGTCCATGTCCTCGATTTTCTCCTGCGATTCCCAACGTCTCCGAATGCGCTTCTTGACCGCGATCGGTATCTTTTTGGGCATAGTCGGGCGATTGTACCTCGCTCCGATAGTTGCACGCCAACGCTCGATTGTGGCGCCGCCAACGTTGTAGCGCTTGCGGAGCTTCAGGTTGCCTTCGATCGATGCATACATCGCGAAGTCATCAGGGACCGAGAGCGTTGGTTTGGGCATCTCTACCTCTCTCGATATGCCAGGGTGTAGGGATGGGTCATGCGGACCGCTTCCGGCGAATGACCAGCGTCTTGTCCGGCATCCGGCGAATGACGTTGCGGGCAATCGCGATGTCGATCCAGCGCTGTGGAACGTTTCCGATTTCGTCTGATGTAGGCAGCGCCGCTATCCACGCTTCGAAATCGCGCTGATCGTTATCAGAGGGCGAAGGCAGTGCAGTGTAGCGGTTCGCTTGGCGCCTCATCGCGACGCGCTCCTCTGCCTCAGCCATGATGGCAGGCACGATTTTCGCTGGATGGTCTGCCTTGCGCATAGCGGCCTGGGCGGCGTCGCACAGGATATCTGGCGGAAGATGCCCGATAGCCATGTATGCGGCGTCGAACCACGTATCGCGGTCTTCGAGGCTCATGCCGACCGGTGCGCACAGATGCAGGCACGGGGTAACTGCTTGGATGAATTCAGGCAGCGAAGCAGGTCTGAGATCAGCCGGCAAATTGGGAGTTGTGGCGGGCAAGGAATCGTTGCGCTGCGTCAACTGTTGTTCCGTGGCCGCTGGCACTAGCCCCCCGATGTCCTGCCACGCTGTTGGTTCGCCGTTGTCCATTTTGGTATCCGTCTTCAGGTTTGTTGATCGATCCCCAGCCCTTCGCTGCGGCGTGTTCGACCAGACGGCCGGGCGGCCAGTCCGCATCGGTCAGGTTTTCGAGATCGCGCAGAACCCCGGCGTAGGCGGTTTCGCTGTTCGCCAGCTTCTTGCGGCGACGGTTGCCCATGAAGTCCCGCCAGTGGTCGGGATTAACCCCTTCCGGGCATGGCCAAGCGGCGCTTCGCGTGCGCGTCTCGTGTGTGTGTACGAGCGGGGTGGGATTAATTTTTGGGGTCTGGGGGCTTTTATCAAGGGAGGGGAGACGGTCACGTTCGTCACGTTCCGTCACGTCCTGTCCCGTGATGTCACGTGACCGAGCCTTGCGTTCACGCTCATTCTTGCGGCGCTCAGCTAGGATGGTCCGCTCTGCTTCGGCTTTACCAAGCTCCATCGCCACCTCCGCCACCAAGGCGGCAGGCGTGCCCGCTTCGATCAGACGTGCGAGCAGGTCGGCGCTCACTTATTGAGCCTCCCCATGGCGTGATAGATCGTCGTATGGTGGCGATTGAGGGCCTTGCTGATGCGGTGGCCAGTCCACCCCTTGTCTGCTAGGCGAGCCATGACGCACCAGCGGGCCATGCAGACGCGACGCTTTCTGCTGATGCCGATGATATCGATCGGACGGACCTCGAACGTCTCGGCAACCTCGCTAATGATCGATTGAAGGCTCATGCCCCCTCCCCCGCCAAGCTCCAGATCTCGACCTCGCATTCCGAAACGGTGCGGTCGCGATCAATGCGGAGGGTATTGATCCACTGATCACCAACGATGATGCCGGCGCTAACCAGCGCATCGCAGCAGGCCTTCTCGCGGTTAGCGATGTCGCCCTGGTGGTTGAGGTTGAGGCGGATGTGGACGCCGTAGGGCTTCTCGAGTTGGTGATCAGTGGATCAATACC